GTTGTCTCCAGGAGTGGGGAGATTGACTTCTAGTCTCTCAATGTTATTATTTGCATTTAGTTTTCTTTTAATAGTGAGTTCGCCTCTAGCATCGTTATATCTATAGCGTATGAAGTTGTTAGATGAATCTATATAGTAGTCGTCGTACGAGCTAACCATGAGTCTTTTATTAGGCGACATAGCCTCTATAAGATCTACGAAGCTTTGCATGCTTATATCTGAAGCATCGTACTTCGACTCTATCTCCTTGAAATGTATCATAACTTCCAAGAAGTGCCTATTATATTAATTAGTTGTCTAGAACCATCAGCATACACTAGGCAATGCGTATGCATCCAACTGCTTGGCCCTTGATTATATGATAGCTTTAATTTTGAAGATGTACCAACCGCCCAAGCTCCGTGCCATATTCCAGGTGTGTGGGAATGCCCTGTAACTGAATCACCGTAGGCCTTATGCATGGCCTTAAGCGATCCTCTAGATCCATTAGGACCTTTATCGCCGTGTGCGCCAAGCTGAACATCAGATATCTTAAAATCTTCGTCTCGTTGAAGCCACTTAACCTTATTTTTACAAGATAACTTGAGTTTATCTTCTAAGGCGAATTGAAGGGGATCCTTGCCCTCAATCATGGCTTTAGCTAGATCAAGAGAGAAATAATGGTTCTGCGGATCTTGGACGTATTTGCCCTTTTGTAGATAGTGCCTGCTAAGGAACTCGTCGTGGTTGGATTTCACTACGACTACCTTTTCGGTGTACGACGTTAGAACTTCTAGATCCTCTCTAAGCTTCTCTAACTCTTCTTGAAGAGAGGGCGCGCTATTCTTAGCATTTATAGCCTTAGAAATAAGATTCAATTCTTCGTGATGATTTATTGATGCGCCGTCAAAGGCGTCGTGAAGAATAATGCTAGAGGGTTTTAATGACTTTAATATGTCTAAAGTGGCACTGTAAACATTTACATCAGTGGAACCAGAATGCCAATCACCTAGAACTATAGCAGCAGGCTTTTCTTTCTGCTTAGACCCATCAGGGTGATATCTAATTCCTAGATCTACAAAACTACCGCTACTATCTGATTGAATCTGTCTGTAATGATATATGTAATCGTCTATTACTTCTACTATTACTGCCCCCATAACGTGATCTGCGTCCGCAATGTACGCAGTTCTTTCACTCATGTAATGAGTGGTCTTATAGTTAGGCTTTGTAACCGCTCCAGTGGTCATGAGAGCGTGAGGAAGCTTGGCGTTGGAGGTCGGTATTAGTTGTAGCCTCTGTTTAGGAGAAGCAAATATAAAGCTCCCATTTCTATGGCCTATGCGATCTAGACCTAGAGTAGGATCTATGTGCTTCGCGCTTAACTTAATAGTGCTAACAAAAAGATTACTATTGAGATCTATATCTTCCACAACCATTAGTTCTTTTGCTAATCTATTATCTATATAACCGTAGCTCCCCCTATCCATATTGTGAGCAGGATCCGAGGCTACCAGCACGAGCAGTGCTGCGGAATTTTTTCTACAGTAAGATTTCAAAGACGCGTGAAAATCAACGTCCAATTCGCTGCCGGTTACAGCAGTAGTTATAACAAACTTTTTCTTAGTCGCTATTGTTTTCTTTAGATCGTTCTTTAATTTTTGCGTTATTACTGATTCTATTTTAGTATCAAAGAAACTGTCTGGGTGCAAGTCGCGCGCCTCTGAATCTAAATTTGATAAAGAAGAGAAATGATGCTTAATAGTATCTTTAGTAACGTTTTTGCAAAGAAGCTCGTCCATCTTTGGACGGCGCTTGTTTATCTTGCTAAGATTGGCGTATCTTTTTATGATATATTGCTTCTTATCTTTCTGCATTAGATTTTCTCTCTAAAGATTTTAGCATCGTATATCATTGTACTAAAATTTATTTTAAATAGTTCGTTAGTTATTGATGTTAAAGAGGAAAATAAAAAAGGGAGAGGCTTTCGCCTCTCCCTTAATTTTACTTCATTTAAGAAGATTACTTGCCGACGTTTAGCATCACGCAGTTAAAGCGTGGGGTGTAAACGAAGAGCGCACCATAAAGAACAATCGCGAACTCAAGTGCAGTAGTGACAATCGCGAAGTTGATCTTTGAGAGCGGAGCAAGCTGCTTAAACTTCATACATTCTGCGCTCATGTCGAGTAGGAAAGCCTCGCCGAGACCAGCCTGCTTGACACCCTTAAGCCTGTAAGTTCCTGCGCCAGCGTTGGCGAAGTTACCAGCAAACTTTTCGGTGCCTACAGCGCCACCTGGAGCGGAGATGTAGACCTTCCAAAGCTTGACGCCTGCAGGTACAGAACCAATAGTGATATCGAGATTCTGACCGGCAGATAGAGAGACTGCACCAGCGGAAACTGGAGCGGATTCCCCTGCGTCATTAACAGCAGTAACCTTAAGCTGAACTGAAGCAGTTCCGCTGGTTACTATAAGACCGCCGCTACCTGCGCCAGCGCCAGACGCTGTGAAGGTCGCAGCAGGAGCACTTGCGCTCACAGCGAGTGAGCGAACGCCTGCACGAGGACGGAGGAAGAGGTTTGGCTTGAGCTCGATCTTGCCCGCAGTAGTCGTAACCTTTGAAACGTCGTAGCCGACAGTTTCATTGGCAAGACCTGGAGCAGAACGAAACTGCGGATAGAATTGCTTAACGAAAGCAGATAGAGCCGCAGGCTCAATGTGAAGATCGGTAGGTGAACCGAAGTTTTCAAGAGCGATAACAGCTAGACGCTCAATATCGTCCTGGGCAATAATCTGACCAGCGAGATCCTGAGCGATTGACTTAGCATCACCATAGCCTTCGAAATCACCTGAACGATGGAGAACGTCAGAATCGCCCTTGAGAAGCTGCTTTAGGAGCCCGCTCATGGCGACTGAATTAACTGGAAGATCGGCGTCGGAACCGTTCATAGCACCAGTTGTCTGGTTCATGAAGTGCGCGTGTCCCCAATAGAGCTCACGTTCGACGTTCTTAAGAAGGTTCATCGTACCTTCTTTTGCCTGCTGAGCGACGATGTCTCCAACAGTGGTGCGAACGAGAGTCATCTGATGCGATACCTTACGGCGAGTGCCGAAGAACACGATCTTCTGACCATCACGTACGTATGTCGAATCTTCTTCCATCGGAGCTCCGCCCTCACCAATGTAAGGAGCAGAGTCTGAGCCGTAGCTGATAAGACGATTGTATTGTTCGAAGAGATTGTAAGCCTTGTCGACAGCGACTGAGGGCCACATCTTTAGATTCTTCATGTCGAAGGTTACGCTCTTGAGAGTAGACTCAAGAGATTCAGCCTGAAGAACACCACCATAGACTAGATCAGTAGGCTTACCAGCACCACCGTATCCAGCCGTAATTGCCTTGTTCAGTGACTCGATATCTGCTTGAGATACGAGACCCTGATCAAGTCCCTGTAAAATTTGATTAACTGCGTCGTTCATTTCTCTCTCCTTTAATTATGAGATGTTATATTTCTTTACAATGGTTTCGAGATCTTGTCCCATTTCTGCCTTAGTGACATCTAATGAGTCAACAGATTTTCCGGACTTTTTGAGTTCGAAAAGTTTTGAAGCTACCTGAGACTTAGTGAGAAGCTCAGCCGCGGAGAATTCCTCAGATTTCATGAGAGGAACAGCCTTGGCCTGAACTCCTTTTGGAGCAACAGGTTGATCAGCTATCTTGTTTATTAGATCGAAAATATTCGATAGCTGTTCTTCAATGGGCTTAATGCGTTCGTCGACAAGACTTTTTAGAAGAGTGGAGCTTTCCTCTACGGACTTCTTCCATTCTTCTTTTTCCATTTGTTCTTTTTCAGACTTCTTATAAGACTTCTTTTTCATGGCCTTTTCTTCTTCAGCCTTTTCCATCTCGTCTTCGTCTTCTTCGTCTTCTTCGTCTTCTTCGTCATCAGACTCGGCCTTGTCCATGTCTTCGGCCTTATCCATCTCGTCTTCGTCTTCTTCGTCCTCATTTTCGTCCTCGCCTTTTCCGAGAATTCCCTTAAGCTTGCGCTTAGTAGATTCGCTGTCTGCGGGATCGTCGTCATGACTTGGCTCTTCAGCCTTTTTAGCCTCTTCTTCGTCCTCTTCCTTTTCAAGGGAACCGTTGGTTGGCTTTCCAGCCAAATCCTTACCGGGGCCTTCAAGCTTTATTTCAGATGCTTGAAACCGGGACTTCTTGAGCTCTTCTAGCTCCTGAAGAGTCTCATCGATTAGAGCAGTGAGACTTTTAGTTAGTTCAGTATCCATAGTTTTCACCTATTACTGACCGAGACCGATTAGATCAGCGTGACCACGAACTTCGAGTAGATCTGCGGTATCTGCTGCGTTACGTAGAATGATATTATTTGCAAAAGCTGCGCAAACAGCAAAGCACTTGATTGACTTGGCATCTTCAAGAACATCGGCTAGAGCTGCAGCACCTGCACGGCGAAGACGAATCTTGCCAGGGGCAGCAGTGCCAATGCCGAGATAAGGCGAAGCGCTTGAATCAACGCCGCCAACAACTGCTGGGGAAAAACTGACGTCTGCATAACTAATGGTTACATCATTTGAACCATTAGCGACTATAACTTCATTGTTGCTGCCTCTAGATACCGATTCACCGAGTATCTGAAGATTGCGTGCAATCTTATCTAGAACTTGCTTACTTTGTGCCATTTTACATCTCCTTTAAGAGTTTAAACTATTAAACCTGAATTCAGTATTAGTTATACCATGACTTACTGGTTAAACACCAATAAGCAACCTAATATTCACTGTTTACTCAGAATCGCTATAAGATTTGACAGGTCAAAATTCTTATTACACTCCCTACACTTTACCTGATATTTGCCATGAACCTGTTCTTTGCCGCACCTATTGCACCTTATGTATCTTAACTTAGGCGTCCCCTCTAATGACTCTGACTGCATCACAGATCCGCCAGTTAGACTAAAAGGCGAACCTGCGCCATAACCTGCGGTTATCGCCTTAATAACTAAACTCTTATTTATTTTACGAGATCTTTTTGCAACAAAAGATCTTATATCAGGCGATCCTAAAGCCGACTTAACATAATCATCGCTCATGGGATCGACGCCCGAATCGATCATTTTTCTAGCTCCATGCCAACCCCTATTCCACCCTAATAAAAACTCAGCGTCTGAATTAAATTTATGTCTATTTTGTTTATGAGCTTCAATAGCAAAATCCGCAGCAGCAGTCGGATTAGTATTGAATAAATTAGTGAATTTTGCGTGATTCTGCTCCATGTCTTTTGTATTTTCCCAGAGCGTAGGATACTTATTTCTTAGGCCTTGACTGTCTTTTAATATCTCATGGGCAGTATTGGGCATCATCGCAAACATGCCGCCAGCAGTGTGACCAAAGTGTATGCTTTTGGGATTAGTTATCGCGTCATGAGAATATGTTTGAGCGCCAGAAGATTCTTTAAACGCTACATTGCCAAGAATTGGATATTTGTTCATCGTGGAGAACAGCACATCTTTGTGCCATGCCGGAACAGAGTAAGGTTTGACCGCGTCGCGGTGAACTAGTTCTGCTTTTACTTTAGGTTGCTCACTAGCTGAACCTGCGATAGGCGCAGCCAATAATGAGGCACCTGCGGCTAACTCTTTCCAACCTTTTTCTATTTTTTCACTTATAGTTGAGCTTATCAATTCAATATTATTTTGTATCTTATTTTTTAAAGCAGAAGTAAGTAATGCATCTTTATTAGGTTCTTCTAAAATATCTAAGCCAATATTTTCTAAAGCAGCAGATATAGTTTTTATATTTTTGACTATTTTGTCTGCAGATGCATGGCGCTCAATGTGTCTAAAAGATGGTATGTCTGTTTTAGCTAAATGAATAACTGACTTAATTAAAGCCATATCTGCATCTGAGTTTATTTCAGACTTATTTAAGTTTAATGGCTCTATTAATGTAGCGTTATTAGCAGGTGTAAAAGTTAACGCGACGGAATGAATCTTAGTTCTTTGTAAGATAGAGGAGTCTTTGGCGCCTCGAGATATAACACCACCCTCTACAGAGGCTTTTAATTTTAGTGGTGAATCAGATTTATGTATGTTTCTTAGTATGGCCGATGCGGCCTTAGCATTTGGATGATCTTCGTCGTCGTAAAGATAACCCTTTGCATAAATAAAAGGCGCCTTTATTTTTTCCCAAAAATATGAATGGCGATCGTTCTCGCAATCGTCTTTTTTAAGAATTTTTTTAGCTTCAGTTATTCTGCCTATGCTATTAAAAAATCCAGAACCGTGATTATCGTTCCAGCGGCCTTTTCCTGACTCTAAATCAGATATATCAGCACCTTCAACACTAAGGATCTCGCCTTGAGTGTCTTTGAGCTGCGAACCCACGACTCCATCGAGCCAAAGTGATTTTTTTGACATACTATATTATATGATACTACAGTATGTACTTTAAATCAAAAGTTTTTTTAGTCTAAACCTTTTTGAACAAAGTTAGTAAATATAGAATCAAATTCTTTCTTTAAGACCTTGTTAACAATACGCTTTTTTCTAGTTTTAAGGCCTGTTCTATGAAGGACCAGTATTTCTAGCCATTTAGGTATGATGACTAAATCATCTTTAAAAGATACGTTGTCTTCTCCACCGTAAAGTTTTTTATAAAAAGCTATGTTTTCTTCTAAGGTTTTTTTCATATCAATATATGAGAGTATGTACTGCTGCGCCATAGCCAGCAACAAAAAATGCAATTAAAGTTGCTATCTTTATGAGACTTTCAGTTAAAGATGGGCCTTGCTCTTCCTGGAGTAAGGAGGCTATGGTTTCCAAGTCTTTGCATCTTTTCTTATATTTTTCTAAGCTTCTTTGCTGATACCTAATATTCTCTCTACAAAGTTTTAGATTTCTAGCTGTGGCGTTTATTCTTCTTACTAGAAGCTCTGGGCTCATTTTACTAATATCACTCATTTACGTTATACTCTTGATCTGTATCTATTTCAGAAACTATAGATTCATTATTATACTGTTCCTTAAGAACCTTAATTTCTTCGTTAGCTTTTATTTTAGATAAAGCGCTTTTTTCTGTTTTCTTTACAGTGTCAACTGAAATACAGTTTAAAGAAGCTATATCTGTATCTGACAATTGCTTCTCGGGCATATAATCTTCCACATACTTGAAAAAACAGTAATTGGCAAGTTGATGATTAACGGCCCAAGGGCACCCAGGAAGCTTCTCCTCTTCTTGTTCCGAAAGCTCTTTACCTGCATTTCTTACGGCCTTTAATCTTAAGACAGCTAAAGGACACCAAGAATGGGGCATAGTTTTAAGAGATCTAGGGCATCTGTGATCCATTGGTTTTCTGGCCATATTAGATTGCTAACTCTGTACTCTCAACTGCTGTAGGCTCCATGATAGAGAGCAGCTCTACTTCATGTTCTTGATTGTTGAGCACTACTTTAGCCTTAGTTCCTACTGTTTTACCCATTAAGGCTTCCTTAAGATCCTTTATATTGCATTCTGCCATTGTAAATCTAGATCTAAAAATTCCTCTATCGGGTCCGGCAGTAGAAGAAGTTATTGTTACAGTAGACTTTTCTGTGACAACACTTAAAGAAACAAGCTGCTCTTCAGAGTCTTGCTTAGCAGCGGCGTCATTGAAATCTTTGAGTCTTAAGTCATCCGCTTTTGAGGCTAGCGCGGCCACATCTAATCCCGCAACATTTTGTACTGCTAAAATTTTATATTGTAGTTCATTTACTAGACCTATGGTGTTGGCTAAATCTTCAGATAGATTTTGATTGCTTTTCATCAAGTTCTGAACCATTGTTTGCATGATTCTTAGAGCCATCTGAGTATTCTTAAGTTCAGCATCCATTGACCTAATCTGATCTTTTTTAGATGCCTGAGGGACTTGTCTGAAACCGTTCATAACCTGTTTTCCTTTTCCTTTATTTTTTTTACCAAAGTCTTTATAATTAAAAGTTCTTCTTTCGAAAGAGAATAATCTTTAGGTTGATTGTTAAAAATGTTACTTAGTTGCGCCATTAAGAAATTTCTTACGTCAGTCTCTAGATCGTCATATACTTGACCTTTATTTTTAATAAGTCGTTTAGACAACACATCATTTATCGCGTTTGCTTTATCTAATTTAGCTAATTCTAATGATTTTTTATTCTCTTGGTTTTCAATTAGAGTTCTGTCTTGCTCTTTCATGAGACTCCTGTTTAGTTCTGGCAACATATCAAACATAGTCTTTTTTTGAAAAGAATATTTATCTACTGCTTTGTCGTAAAGTGCTCTAGCTTTTAGAAACTGAGCTTTTGTTAGCGGCTCTTTGTTATCTAAACAGCGCTGCCAATGACTTTCTGTGTTAGGGTCGTGGAGAATTACGTACTCGACGTCCATGGACCTTTCTATTTCTCTTATTACTTCTATGTCTTCTTCGGATAAGAGAGGTTTACGACTATAAATATGCGGCCAAACAAGCTCGCCGTCCCAAAAACGATCCATAACTACGTCTTTACCTTGAAAAGACATCAATAGATCTATATATTCTTCCACATAAGAGGGACCTGAGTAGTCGGGGTTATAGTATTTCTTATCTGGGGCAGACATATGATAAGACAAATAGCCTTTCTTTTCTAGAGAAGAAGCGACCGTCGTTTTTCCTGTTCTGTCTATTCCGCCTAATAGAATTAATCCCATTTGTATTCCTTTGTGTATAGATTATACAAACTGGTAAAAACAACTAAACTATTTATTTTTATTCTTCATCTAGCTTGTTAATAGGGTTGGCAACCATCTTGCCGCCAATATTAGATGCCTTACTTGCGCCAAAGTGCTGAGCTGCTTGACGAAGAACGTCACTAGCTTTAACTGCATCACTTGCAGCTTTAGACTTAGCCTTCTCGATTTCCATATCATGAAGCTCAGAGTCTCTATCGTGTTGAGCTTGCTTTCTAGCTTCTTCTTTATCTTTAACTTGCTGCTCAATCTGCATTTGTTGGGCTTGCTGCTGCTGCATCTGAGCTTGCTGTTGTTTTTGTTCTTTTGCATTATCGATAGCTAATATTGATTGCTGCCAATTTAAGAATGCAGCGTCACCTGGAATATAGGCTAGTTCTCTTCTAGAAGTTGCCCCCTTATCGTTAAAGAATATTTCTCTTATTTCGCCCCTAGTGTAATTTTTTTCCACGAGCGCCCAAAAAGCCTGGTTAAGCGGAAGATCCGCAGCCGGAGTAGGGATCTTATCCTTTTGCGCCTGAGTAAGTAAGTCATTCATGCTCTTCCATACAGACATTTCAGCCTGCATTTGAGCAATTTCAGTTTGAGGTGTTTCGTCGGTAAAGCCAGTAAATATAAACTTATATTTAGAGGCGAGTCGCGGATCAACAGCGGGAAGTATTTCCCCGTTGATCATATCTTCTATATACATCAAAATCGGGTATAGGCCGCGTTCTCTAGAATATGTGATCTTATATTCGTTGTTGGCTTGCTGCATTGGTGCTCTTCCATTAGCACTAACTAGATAGTCAAGTCCAAGCTCAACCGGATCTATTTGAAATTGAGCGCATATAATTCTCAATAAATGATTATTAAAATTTATGTATTCCATCTCTCTGGCAGACGCAGACATTGGGACCCACTGGACTTCATCAAGGCCAGCCACTATTGGTGTTCGCCAAGCGTGTTGCTGACCAGATATAGTATTGTAAAACTGGCGCCTAAAATTCATTAGCTGAGACTGAGTCACAGTCCCCTTAAGATGAAGAATACCACGAGCGGCATACCCATGAGTAAAGAAGTTGGCATTATAGTTCTCAACATTTAGGTGGTTAGTTACGTTTATAATACACAATTCTAAAGGAGAAAAGCAGTAGCCGTTAGAGTCCGCGAAATTCTGGGGATTAAAGAGCTTGAATATGAGATCCTCGTCACCAAAGGTTGCCAATGGGCGGTTATCGTAGGACACCTGTACGTATTTATAGTAATCTATGGCAGCCTCGTTAATTTCTTGTTCTTTGCGGGGATCGTTGTCTCCCATCCTGAGCTTATGGGCAACTATCTGCGCCTTGACTTCATTGACTATTTGTTGCTTGTTTAATTTCTTATTGATTAGATAAACAGACTCCGCAGGAAGGGGTCTAAATCTATGCAAGCCACCCGATCTGGTTTTAATTTTTTCTATGGCAGTATGGCCAAATGTCAGCGCATCTCTTGCTGTTAATTTAAGGAATTCTCCGAACAGCATAATGTCGTCATTAGGAGTTCCTTCTTTTCTGCCGCAGTGATATATAAAGTCTTCTAATGCTGCTATTTCTTCCCTATCTTCGTCTTTATAGGGATCTTTGGAGTCTTTCTTTATGATCTTAAAGCCCATTTCAAATTTTCTGTGCTCTGGTCTAGAAAATCTGATCAGAGTGTCAACGCGACACTGGATTATAGAGGACACGAGCCAGTCTCTTAGAGAGACTTCTTTTAGAGTTCTATTGGAAAGCCTAGATATCTTATTTTTAAAGATTACCTGGTTTCCAAAAGTATCGAAATAAGGGTCATCTAAAATGGCTTTTCTGCCAATTTGAGAAGAAGCATCGTGATTTTCTGGGGCTTCTGGTAAAGAATCTGCCCCTTTGATATCTACAGAAGTAGATGCTTCATCAGATTTAAGCAGTTCTTGAATCTGACCGCGCATTCTATCTTTAAGCCAATCATCCCACCAACTCATAATTATATTTTACCTTTAAAAGGTCCAAACAAAGCTGCCAGAACCGCCAGACTCATCATCTGAATTGTCTAATTCAGTGGCTGTCCCTATTTTTCCGAGTTTACTTATATCCGGTTCAGATTCAGAAAACGTTATACCCTTAGTTTCTGCAAACTCATGGGCATTAGGCATTTTAGTGAAATTACCTTGAGAATCAGCTGGTAGAGCAGCGCTCTCAAGATCTAGTCCTGATCCTAATACTAGAGTGCTTTTAGAAAACATTAGCGCCATAGGGTATCTCAGGGCGTCAATATAGTGATCATGATCTGTATCTGGGTCATCAGTTGGCGCACCAGCGGCATCCAACTTATAATGATACATAGTCATTTCATTTAATATGGGGACGCAAGTTTCTTTGGCAAAAAATATTTTAGGTTCTATTGAGCCAGGAACTTTAAGGAATTTCTTGATGACCTGTATCCCTGAATTTATGGAGCCTTTGTCGGCTTGATTAGCTACAGGTAGCCCACTCTTTCTCATTTCTTGTATAGCCCCTTGATCAGCCGCGTCAGGGACATAAAGTTGACATCTATACATGTTATGATACTTAGTTTTAATGTAGTGTATCCAAGAAGGCTGACTAACAAACGTCATTCCGTCACATTTAACTACATATACATTTTCTCTCTTGTCGATAAAAAAATACACGACAGTGTTAGGTGAAGAGAAGCCCCAGTCAATGCCTGCGTAACAACTTAAATTAAGTTCATGACATTTCTTAATAAACATGTCATGTGTGCACTCGCCAGGAAAATCTTTGCCAGTTAGATTCTTCCACATTTGATTCCAAGTCTTGACGTGCAGCTTTTCTTCATACTCTCTGAAAACAACGCCTTCTACAGAAGGCTTTAGATTCATTAACTGAGATAGTGCCCAATCTGCCCCTTCAGATCTTACTTTTTGAGCTAATTCATCAATTGTCTTTAGCATCGGTGACTTAGAATTTTGATTTTTTAGATCAGTTAAGCATATAGACGCTAAAGGACACTTTAGGCAGCCGTCGTACATTTTATGATGCGTATATTCTTTCTGCTTAATTTTATCTTTTTTTTCAAAATCTGACTTACTTAAAACTTCCATCTGATCTTGAAGGACATAAGCGTCGACTTCAACCGTCCCTGATCTAGAATCACTGCATCTTTCAGTGAATTCTAGAGCGGTCCAATACTCTACTTTTCTTCCTGCCTTCTCAGCCTCTTCAATTTGCTTATTCATTAAGCCGTATCTAGATTTTCTAGTAGAGATACCTATTCTTATTGGTTTTTTACCGCTTCTAGAATCTAGAATTCCGCTTATTTCTCTATACGCTTTAGCCTGTTCACCACTAACAGTATCAATCTCATCCACGAACACTAATGGAACGTGCGGTCCGTTCACAGATTTCATGGTCAAGGGAAGAACTTCAATGCTGACTTGCTGATCAGCTATATTGAACACAGATTTTTCCATAGTTTCGCGCATGATTATCTGCGGATAGGGTTTCTGCGATCTAGGGTTAATATTTTCTTTAGTCGGATATAGGATATCTTTAATTTTAGGGCTATTGTAGAATCCTTGCTGATATTCAAAGCAACGTTTTGCTTGCTGCAATATTGCCCCAATATGGCACACACTTCTCTTGTCGTGTATCATAACCATAAATTCAACAATGCCTGCGCCTAAAGTTTTACCTGAACCTCGACTAGCGCAATAAACCAAGTCTTGTAGATTTTCAGGGTTATCTTTATTAACACATATATTATATATTTTCCAGGCTGCGTCTAGGGGATTAGTTGTCGCGTACCTGGATACAGTTACGTCTGGTAAATGTATATTTAAAAAAAATTTCAACCACGCTGCGAACTGCTTCTTAGTCTTACAGGGTGTAAAGAAAAGAGCCCTCCTCTTAT